CAGAAATGGCAGAGTCAAACCCGTTTGGTGAAGTAGATGGATATTCATCTGCAACGGAGGACGATAATCCGTTTGGAGAAGCTACACCAGAAGTTGTCGCTGAAGTAGAAGATGTCCCTGTTCCAAAAACTACAAAGAGTCGTAAAAAGAAACCGACTGTAGAGAAAGACGGATCTGAATTAGACGATATTCTCTCACAATTTGACGAGGTAGATGACTAATGAAAGATGTTAGGGGTTATAGCATCTATACACTCCGCAAGAATGAGGCAGCGCCGATCGATATGATCGGCGTTCAGCTTGGGAAAGTGTGTATAGAAAAAGATATTACAATCCAAGATTTATCTACATATTTTGGTGTATCTAGGTGGAATATATATTCGTGGTTTTACGGAGATTGGAACCCTCATAAAAAACACCATGCAAAGGTGCACAAAATTATAGAAACCGGAACATTGGATTGTGAAAATGATAAAGACACTGGAGAAAATCCTTCCAAGTGAAGGTCACTATTGTCTTGTAGGGTTAAAAACAGGGGTATCACCACGACAGAGTTTTCACGATACGTTAGAAGAATTAGAAGCAGGGGCAGAAAAACTATTAGCAGGCTCATTTAACGTCTACTACGGCTGCGCTACTTTTGAAAACAAATCTTCTAGGACACAGGAAAACGCTAAATGGTTTAAATCTTTTTGGCTTGATTTAGATTGCGGAGAAGGGAAACCTTTTGCAAATCAAGGCGAAGCGTTACTAGCACTCAAGAAATTTTGTAATAGTAAGGGGCTACCTACACCTTCACTTATTAATAGTGGTAGGGGCATACATGTTTACTGGACACTATCAGAAGCAATTAGTCAGGCAAAATGGAAGCCTGTAGCAGATAAGTTAAAGGCGTTGTGCAAAGAGTGTGGGTTTGAAGCAGACCCTGCGGTTACCGCTGATTGCGCTCGTATATTACGAGTGCCAGACACACTTAATTTTAAAGACGAACCCCCCAAAAAAGTATTAGTTTTACGAGAAGGAAAAGATGTTGATTTTGTAGAACTATCAAATACGTTAGGGGCCGTCCCGGTTATAGAGAGCGTATCTTCCTTCCCTCCAGAAAAACAGCGGTTGTTAGACGACAGGCAAAATAAGTTTTCTAATTTAGTAGACAGGATAAAACGCAAGAAAGGTTGTGCTCAGATGGAGAACATCTTAGAGAACCAAGAAAGCATAGACTACAACTTATGGCGAGCAGGGTTGTCTATTGCTGCAAATTGCATAGATGGTGAGGCATATATACATAAGATGTCTGAGAACCACCCAGATTATAGTCGCGAAGAAACACATAAAAAAATTGAGGACTTAGTAGATAAGCCTTATCGGTGCAGTACGTTTGAGGAATACGCACCTAATTTATGTGATGGGTGTAAGCACAAAGGAAAAATAAACAGCCCACTTGGGTTATGTAAAGAGATTAAGAAGGCCGAGCCAGAACAGAACAACCTACCAGAATTACCTTTTCCTTATTTTGTTAGTAAGGAAGGCAGCATATATAAGACTACTGATGACGACGAGAAACCTGATGTAATGGTGTATGCCCACAGTTTGCGTGTGACTAAACGACTAAAAGATAAAGAGCGTGGGGAATTAGTTTTTGTAAGGCTGAAACTACCAAAAGATAAAGCAGAAGAATTTATGATCCCTTTGTCTACGGTGACTAGCAAAGAAGAACTAAGAAAGTATCTATCAGCAAAAGGTGTTGTCGTGATGCCAAAAGCGTTCGATCAGATAATGATGTATTTGATTGCGTGTGTGAATAATCAGCAACATTCAGACGAGGCCGAGATTATGAGAAGGCAATTCGGGTGGACAGATGACAATGCCGCGTTTGTTTTAGGGGATAAAGAGATTTCAGCCAAGGCAGTTAGGTATTCTCCGCCGTCCGAGATAACAGAACGCTTGTGCGAATACTTAAAACCTACAGGTAGTTTAGATGTATGGAAGGAAGTTGTATCAGTTTACGATATGCCTAACTTTGAACCTCATGCGTTTGGGTTTTTTACTGCTTTTGGAGCACCACTAATAAAGCACTTAGGGTATAACGGTGCGATGATTAACCTGATTAACTCTAGTAGTGGTACAGGCAAATCTACAATACTAAAGATGTGTAACAGCGTGTACGGACACCCTAGTAAGTTACTAGCACAAGAGACAGATACGTTTGCACACAAGATGAATCGTCTAGGGATCATGAACAACTTACCCTACACCATAGACGAGATTACTAATATGCCTCCCGAAAGACTTTCAACCCTAATATATGGTGTATCTCAAGGAGAAGGGCCGGGGCGTATGCAGTCGCAGAACAATATAGAGCGTAGAAACGACACTAGTTGGGCTTTGATTGCTTTGGCATCTAGCAACTCATCAATAGCTGAGAAACTAGGACTAATAAAATCTTTTGCAGACGGCGAAATTATGCGGTTGCTAGAGTACAGGATAGACCAAACAGATAACCTTACAAAAAGCCAAGCAAACAAATTGTTTGAGGGTAAACTTTTAAGTAATTATGGTGTAGCAGGAGAACCTTATATCCAATATGTAACGCAAAACCTATCTAAAGTAATAGATGTAGCGCAGCGATTCCAAGAAAGACTAGACCGCGATGCAGGTTTAGACGCGAGAGAACGCTTTTGGTCAGCGGTTATTTCTTGCAACATTACTGGAGCGTACATAGCTAAAGCGTTGAATTTAATAGATTTAGATATAGATAGAGTATATAGATGGGCTACGTCTGAGCTAGTACCTATACTACGCGACCAGATATCTGAACCTGAGATAGATTTTATTGGTGTACTAGGAGCATACCAGAATGCTAATTGGAGTAAGTTTTTAATTATTGATGGCGCGGTTGATAAAAGAAGTTCTATGCCCCCAAGCCCTATTCAAGAACCAAGAAACGAAATAGTTGGGCGTTGGGAGCCGGACACTGGATTGGTTTATATATTTACTAAGTCACTCCGTACTTTTTGTGCAGAGCAGCAAATTATATTTAAAGACTTTATAAGAACCCTAACAGAACAGGGAATAGCTAAAGGCACTAACAAAAAACGATTAGGTAAGGGTACAGCATTAGATTCAGCCCCAGTAGGTACGCATGTGTTTAGTGATACGTTTATACCTAAAGATGTTAAAGAGGAGGTTTCGGTAGATGATTGAATTACATGGAATTCATTTTGATATTGAGTGGAATAAATTTGAACCCCACTCAAGTTTTTTTATCCCATGCCTTGATATCAAAGAGGCAAAGCGAGTAGTCACGGCAGAAGTAAAACGTCGTAAAGTTAAAGTAAGAATTAAAACTACGACACTAGATGGAGTACGTGGGATACGTGTATGGAGGGTACAATAAAAAACCCTACCCTGAGAAGTGACTAAAAACAGGGTAGGGCTGCCGTAACACTTTAGAACACTTTGAGGGGTTACTACACTCTAGCAGGGGCATAGTAGTGTTGCATAAAGTCCGACCATTATATTACCTATTTTTAAACGTGTAAACCTTTAGTCCTTGCTCCTTACCCTTCACATGGATCTCGTTAACAAACTCTAGCGTAACATCAGCCTTTTTTGCGGTAGACTCTCCAATTAGCAAGTCTAGCTTTTGTTCTTTAGTAGCCGACTCTAACCTAGCTGCAGTATTAACAGCATCGCCAATAGCCGTGTAGTCAAACCGGGATTCACTTCCCATATTTCCTATTACTGCCCTACCAGTATTTATCCCAATACCTATAGCTATTTCAGGCAAGCCTTCTTCAACTAACTCTACATTAAGAATCTTCATGTTGTTTATTATCTCTAAAGCGCACCCGATAGCTTTACTTTCGTGGTTTGGTTGATTAAGCGGTGCATTAAAGATAGCCATCATCGCGTCACCTATATACTTATCGACCATGCCTTCGTATTTCTGCACGGCTTTCTGTTGGGCAGTTAAGGCTTTATTCATTATGTACGTGACTTGCTCTGGTGGCAGAGTCTCCGACAAAGAAGTAAACCCACGGACATCAGTAAATAAGAATGTAGCGTATCGAGTTTCGCCCCCTAGCTTTAAAGACTTAGGGTTATCTTGAAGCTGCTTTACCTGTCTAGGGTCTAAGTAATGCTCAAACTGTTTTTTAA